GCCGCCGCGCCCTGCGCGCACCTCTCCCAGACCGTCCCCAGCTCGGTCCACGACCGCACGCGCCCGCCCGCGCCATCCGGCACCGCACCGGGGCTCATCAGCCGCAGCCGGGTGCCGGGGCGCGGCACCTCATGCCGTCGCGCGCTCATCGGCGCGGCCCCCCGGCCAGCAGCCGCATGTTGCGCCAGCGCTCGATCAGCGCCGACACGCCATAGGGCATCACGCCCTCGCCCATCCGCATCTCGTGGCGGTATTCGTAGTAATGCGCGGCCAGCAGCATCACCGCCTGCGCCAGATCGGCGGGCAGGTCGTCCCAGTCCGGGCCGAACCCGGCGGTGAAGTCCACGCAGACAAACCCGCCCTCCGGCACCGACGGCAGCGCCGCCCCGCGCGCCGCCAGCCCCGGCCTGTGCGTGTCGGGGATCAACCGCCATGTGGCGGGATCGACCACGACCTCCCAATCCAGCCGGTCGGTCACCCGCAGCGCCGTGATCGCGCTCACCGGCGCCACCGGCAGATCCTGCACCCGCGCCCCACGCCAGCGCTCCAGCCGCCAGCGAAAATTCCGCTCTATCAAGACCTTCCCGGTCCACGCCTCCACCGCCACGCTCGCCGCGCGCAGAAACGGCACGATCAGCCCGTCCTCCACGGCCTCCGCATCGGCAAAGCCGGACCCCAGCCGCAGATGCTCCCTGAACCGCGCCAGCGGCAGGGCGGCGTCGGGCACCGTCGTCAGTTCGCTCAACATCATCGGCACTCTCCCACAGGCGACAGACCGGACCTGTCGCGCGCCCGCCTCCTCGGCGCGGCGTCCTTGAATTTCAGACGTCAGGATCGGGACGGGCCCGCACCCCCGCGCCGCTCGGACGGGAGGGAGCAGCTGGACGACGCGGGTTCCCGGCACGCGCCCGCCCCTGCGACCCGCCGCACCCCATAGGGGCACGGACAGGCCGTTCGGCTCACCCGGACCGGCTTAGCTGGCCGGGGCGAATTTCATCAGCTTGATCGCCGCGAAATCGGTCACGTCACCGCCCACGCGGCGGGTGGCGTAGAACAGCACATGCGGCTTGGCGGAAAACGGATCGCGCAGCACCCGCAGATCGGGCCGCTCCGCCACCGTGTAGCCCGCGCGGAAATCACCGAACGCGATGGCGTAGGCATCGGCGGCAATGTCGGGCATGTCCTCCGCGATCAGCACCGCGTAGCCCAGCAGCCGCGCAGGCTCGCCGCTCGACAGCCCGTCGGACCACAGGAACCGGCCATCGGCGTCCTTCAGCTTGCGCACCGCGCCGGCGGTCTTGGAATTCATCACGAAACACGCATTGGCCCGGTAGGGCGCACCCAGCGCATAGACCAGATCGATCAGCGCATCGGCGCTGCCGAATGCCCCCGACACGCCCGACGGAACAAAGCCCAGATTGCCCCATTCCCACAGCTCGGTTTCGACCTTCGGATGGGCGAGGAAGCCCTTGGGCTTGTCGATCCCGTCGCCATTGACGAACGCCCCGGCCTCGGCGCGGGCGAACTTGTCCGCGATGCGCCCCGCCAGCCAGCCGTCAATGTCAAAGGCGCTGTCATCCAGCAGCCGCTGGCTGGCCTTCGGCATGGCCGACAATTCGTGCAGCGGGATCGAAATCCGCTCGACCTGCCCGGTATCGGTTTCCACCGACGCGCCGCTTTCGCTCGCCCAGCCAGAGCCCATCTCGCCCCGGTCCACCAGCACATCGAACGAGCCCGCCTCGACCGTCACCACCTGCGCCACCGCCCGGATCGAGGCGGTGGAGCTCAGCGCCGATTTTACCGTCTCGGCGGTCTGCGGATCGACCAGATAGCCCCCATCGGCAGCCACCGCGCTCGACAGGGCCTTGCCCTCCAGATCGATGCCGCGCAGGGCGTCATCGTCGCCGGAACGCAGATAGGTCTCGAAGGCCGACCGATGCGGCGCCTCGACATCGCTTGCGGTGGCCAGCGCCGGACGGCGCATGGCAAATTGAGATTTACGGTCCAGCATGGTCATTCGCTCTTCGGTTGCTTGAAGTTGGGTCGTCACGTCGTTCTGGAAGCCCTTCATTTCGCTCAGGAACCCCCGCAATGCGCGATGCAGGTCCGGCGCCGCCTCCGCCGCGCCTCCCGCATCCTGCGCCGTCTCCCGCGCCGCAGATGTGGCCCGCGCGCAGATGTCCTGCTGCGCGGCCTTGCGCCCCGCTATTTCTTGGCTCGCCAAGTCCCGGCCCCCCGAGCCACCCGGCACGCCCCTCGCCACGGGGCTTGCCCGCCGCACCTGCGCCTGCGCCTTACGGCCCCCGGCCTCTTGCCTCATCCCGCTCATCTGCGCTCCTTTCGGCTGTCCCGCGCCCGCTGGCGCATCTCCGCGATCTCGGCCCGCGCGGCATCGAACGCCCGCGCCATGCCGTCCCGCTCCATCCCCATCGGCGCGGCGGCCCCATGCACGCCCTGCGCATCTGGCCCCGCGCTGCGCTTCTGCCCCGCGCCCGCGCCGCCCGCAGCGGCGGTGCCCGCCCCGACCCGCGCCTGCGGCAACATCGGGAACGTCACCAGCGACACTTCCCACAGGTCCACGACCTCCAGCACCCGCCGCCCCTGCGCGTCCCGGCTCGCGCGGCTGGTGCGGTAGCCGATCGACAGCCCGTCCAGCGCCCCCGCCGCGATCAGCGCCAGCGCCTCGCGCGCCTGCGCCACCTCCGGCAACAGCCGCCCCCGCACCCACAGCCCGTGTGCATCCTCGCGCAGCTCTTCCCACACCCCCACGGGGCGCGTAGGATCGTGCTGCCACAGCATCTTGACCCGCCGTTCGGGCCGGGCCAGCGCGCCGGCAAACGCGCCGCGCCGCACCACGTCCCCGCCCTGATCCGCCGCCCCAAAGACCGAGGCATAGCCCGCGATCCAAGTGTCATCCTCGACCCGCAGCCCCGCCTCGGGGCGGTGGAACTTGCGCTCCAGCCCCCAGTCCTCCGGCGCGCCCGCGCCCGCCGTCATATCCCCGCTCATGCGCTGTTCTCCTCCACCTCATCGCTGTCTGCATCTGCGCCGTGACGCGGCTCCCGGCGCGGCGGCAGGCCCAGCAACTGGCGCTTTTCGGCATCGCTCAGGAACTCGGCCTCCGAGACCCGCCGCCACTGCGCCTCCCGCTCCGCCGCCAATGCGGGCACCTGATCGGGATCGGGCGCGATCCGCACCGCATCGGCCCCCGTCACATCGAACCCCGCCAGCCAATGCGCCAGCTGCGCCGTGACCTTCTGCGCCAGCGGCAACACGGTCAGCCGGTAGAACGCCCGATGCGCTTCCTGATAATTGGCGTAGGTCGCCTCCCCCGGTACGCCCAGCAGCATCGGCGGCACGCCAAAGGCCGTGGCGATCTCGCGCGCGGCGGCTTCCTTGGTTTTCTGAAATTCCATGTCCGAGGGCGAAAACCCCATCGGACGCCAATCCAGCCCGCCTTCCAGCAGCATCGGACGCCCCGCATTATGCGCCCCGCTATGGGAGCGCTCCATCTCGCTGATCAGCCGGTCATATTGGTCGCTGCTCATCGAGCCCTGACCCTCCGGCCCCTTGTAGATGATCGCGCCCGAGGGCCGCGCGGCATTGTCCAGCAGCGCCTTTGACCAGCGCGACGCGGCATTGTGGACATCCATCGCCACCGCCGCCGCCTGCATTGGGCTCAGCCCGTAATGGTCGTCCTGCGGGTGGAAACTGCGGATATGGCACAGCTGCGCGGCCGCGCCCGTCCGCATGTCGAACCGGTGCTTGCGCCCGCCCACCGCGTAATCATAGGCGACAGGCCAGCCATCGGTGCCGGGGATCAGGCGCATCCGGTCGGAGCGCAGCACATGCAGTTCCACCGGCAGGCCATCGCCGCCCAGACCCGCCGCCTCCACATAGGCATTGCCCGTCAGCAAAAGCTGCCCGTAAAGCGCCTCCAGCAACTCCGCCCGCCCCTGCGCCGGATTGGGCCGCGCCAGCAGATCGATCACCGGGTGCTGCTCATACCGGCACGCGCTGTCCTGACAGACGAGGGGCAGCGCCGCCGCCGCCTCCGCGATCAGCTTCACCGCCCGGAACCCGACCGGATTGCCGGTGAACCCCGCCCGCGTCAGGCTGACAACATCGCGGGATGACCAGACCGCTCGCCCGCCGCCCTGCCACGCCACGACCCGCCCGGTGGCCGAGGCCTTGCGCTCCGGCGGTATACCGGCGTCCGCGCCGCTCCCGCCTCGCTTCAGAAATCCGAACCCCATCGCTACCCCTTCCCGCCAATAAAAAACCGCCGGTGCTGCACGCACGGCGGTCTATCCATCGTCTTGCCTGTCGGGGGTCATGCACCCGCCCCCCTAACCCCGCCTGTCACAACGCGCGGTAATGCGGCTGCGCCTGCACCTCGCGCGGGCGGATCAGCAATTCATGCACCGCCCAAACCAGCGCATCGACCCGGTCCGGGCTGCCGCTGCCCTCATAGCCGCGCAGGGTCATGCGGCACATCTCGTCCTCCAGCGTGTCGAACACACCCAGATGCCGCACCCGCCCCTGTTCATAAAGCGCGGCGACCGGCTCGGCCCGCGCCGCCTTGCCCCGCTGCGCCCGCACCGCGCGGTAGGGCACGCCCGGATCGACGGTCCGCAGCAGCGTCTCGATCAGATCGCCACCTTGGTTGACCTCCACCACCAACTGGCTGGCGCCGTGGCGCTCCGTCGCGGCAATGACCGCCCGCGCCCAGTCGATCGGCATCCGGCCCTGCACGCTGGCATCCTCCAGCACCACCGCGCGCCACTCATGCACCGGCCCCTGCATCTGCGCGCCGACGACGACGATCCCGCACGCGTCCGAGCCCGCCCGCGCCGTCACCGCCGGATCGACGGCCACCACCACCCGGTCGAGCGGCGGCAAATCCTCCAGCCGCTGCGCCGCGATCCCGGCCCGGCTCCACAGCGCGCCCTCCGCATCCTCCAGCAACACCCCGTCCAGTTCCTGCCGCTCCAGCGCGGTGCCGCGATGCCGCCGCCGCACTTCCCGCAGGAAACTTTCGGCCAGATGCGCGCGGTTGGCCTCCGTCGGCGCGCTCGTCACCACCGTCGATGGCGCGGCGAGGATCTGCTTCAGCACCCCCACATTGCGCGGCGTGGTCGTCACGCATTGCCGTGGATCATCGCCCAGCCGCAGCCCGAATTGCAGCATGTCCCATGCCGCCTCCGCCCGCTTCCACTTGGCCAGTTCATCGGCCCATGCGGCGTCGAATTGCGGGCCGCGCAGGCTTTCGGGATCATGGGCGGAATGCGCCTCCGCCACCGCGCCATTGGGCCATTCCAGCCGCCGCCGCCCGGCCTGCCATTCGGGCCGCCGGTCCGGGGGCGAACAGGCCAGAATGCCGCTCTCGCCGAAAATCATCACCTCCCGCACCTGATCGAATGTCTCGCCCAGTAGGCACATGCGCCGTGCCCGTCCGGGGCATTGCGGCGTCGGCCCCTCGACCATTGACCGCACCCATTCCGATCCGGCGCGGGTTTTCCCCGCCCCGCGCCCACCCATGATGACCCAACTCATCCAGTCGCCGTCAGGCGGCAACTGATGCGGCAGGGCCCAGAACTCAAAGATCCACGGCAATGCCAGCAGCGCCTCGTCAGTGAGCGCTTCCAGAAACCCGTCCTGCACCTCCGCTTCGGCGGAGACGAGCCAATCTGCGCCCAATTTCGGCGCGCGCATCGGCAAGGTCGAGCGCCGGGGTGCCAATGGCGGCACGGTGTTTTTCACGGCTGTCTTGGACAACGGATCTCTCCTGATGGGCCACCAAGGCGGCACGGCGGATCTCGGCCAGCGACGGCGCCAGCCTACGGGCGCGATCGCTCTCGCCCGCGTCGATTTCTGCAACCAGTTCGGTCAGTTGACGGCACATGCTGTTCAGCAGGATGTCGGCTGCCGCCAGCGGCCCGGTTCCGGGGCCATCCCCCGCAGACCAAAGCGCCATCGCCCCCGGCCACGGCTCGCCGGGCGCG